CCCTGCACCGGCTGGATGGTATCACTCATCGGTCCTGCGCCACGGACTTCGATCATGGAGGTCACGCCACCCATGAAGGTTTCCGTGGAGATCGCGTTCGGGCGCGTGAGGAACCGCCCACCCGCGTTTACGCGAATGTTCTCAACCCACTTTGACAGCAGCGCATTGACGCGCATCTGGTGGTCTAGCCACTGCTCCATGATGGGGCGCGGATAGTACGACGGATCGCTGGACCCATCACGCACCGCCACGACAGGGATCACGCCCCAGAGCAACGGGGACGGACCAAAGACCACGTTGTTGCCCACCACCACCATCTGCAAACCTTCGGGGAGGGCATCGGGATGGGGCGCAACGTAGACCGTGAGGCGCTCGGTCACATCTTCGTTTCGTAGGCGCTGGCCTTCGCCTATCGTCGTCTGCGTCAACACCCACGACCCGATACCCTCAGCACCCGAATAGGTCGGCGCATTGCCGGGGGACTGCATCGTGTCCGACGCATCCAAGCCCGTCACGCCATACCGGAAACTGGCTTCTGACCGCGAGATGACTTCGCGGATAATGACCCAATACGGCGCTTGCGTAGCGGTCGCGTTCGGGCTGACCCGCACCTGCTCGACGCGCAACGTTTGACAGCCGATGTCGCCCAGCGGCTTGCGCTGACCGGGACGCTCGCCAAGGCGCTCATCCCACGGGCCACGGTCGGGATCCCAGAACATATGCCAGAAGCTCACGCCGTCCGTCTGTGCCCAGAACGCGGCTTCCCGCCCGATGCGCTGCATCTGCTGTTGCTCGTACTGGTACTCCAGCGCGAGCTGCTGCGCGGTGGCCTTGCGCTTGTCGTCAGGGTCTTGCGTCGAGGGCGTGACCGCGAAGCCCGGCTTCTGATCCATCATGATCTGGAGTCGCTGGTCCAGCGCCTTGTCGATCATGTTGTACACGACACGGGCAGCGTCACGCGGACGGGCCGGTTCACGCCACGGCCCAAGGCCCGAGGCCGAGATCCACTGCTGCCCCGCACGGAACAGGCGATTGCGCTCGACGAGGTGCAAGTGCATCTGCACCGACTCGCGGCGGCTTACCCACAGGCCGTGGCACCATGACGCCCACGCTTGCATCGACTCCGCCATGTCTGGCGTAGCCAGCGGGAAGTCTGCGCCGTACATCGCCTTCTGGAGCGCGGAGAGATCTTCGTCCGGCGTTGCGCCCGTATCCTCTGGCGCGTTCGGTGCGACTTCCGCGTTCGGATCACGCGGCGTTTCCGCACTTAGCAGATCGACCATCATCTGCTCAAGGTTCATCCCTTCTTCTAACTCTGGCGTCAGCGGCAGCGTCATGTGTCTTACCCGTCAATGCGTCCAATGCCTACGGCGCTGCGGACCTTGTTCCAGTCACGCAACTCCTCAAACCGCTCACGCACAGCGCGGAGGACTTCTTCCTGCGCCCATGCTTCGCGCTCTTGCATCGCGTAGGCCACGAGGTCTTCTGGTACGTCAATCTCATCATACGCTGTCGCCGTTGCCGTTGCGCGATGTGGCGCAAACGCCAAGGCCACCTTGCACACACGGAATACCGACGCGAGAACGACCGCTGCCCATATTCCGTGTGCGAGGAGGGACATATCAGACGCCATTATACTTGAGCGTGATGACGGGCGAGCCGGACGTATAGGCACTGCACCGCGCCCGGACGCCGGAGTACGCCTGAGTGCTGGCGTTCCAGATCCCTGCTGCCGTCGCCGTGGTTACGGCAGTCGTTGCCGCCGGAGCCGACCCGACCGGCTGCATATGCAGCGCCACCCAGTTCGTGTTGTCGCAGGTCGCCTCAAAAGTGATCGTCGCGCTCAACGCACCAGCGATCTGCACCGACACGTTCCCGCTCGACGGAAAGCCTACCAGTGTCGCGGCATCGTTCTGTGCTGCCACCGTCACACTGTTGCGCATCTGATTGCCAACGGACATCGCCTACCTCCTCAGTCTTCGTGGTCAGTTACAGTCCCATGCCCGCAACGACTTATTGATCCGCGAGTTCGGATCGTTCGCCGTTTTCGCGCTGGTCAGCTTTTCCTTCATACCCTTCATGCGCCGACAGAACGCCACCCGACGCTTGGCCTTGGTGGGCGACTGTGCTGCCGCCTCCTTCTTAACGGGCGGCTTAATGTCTCGGCCTTCAGCGCGAAGCGAGGCGCGGCCCTTTTCGTTCAGGCCACCCTTGGGGTCTTTCCCTTCGGCTCGCTGCCACGCTGGAGTTTTTGGCATTACGGCTTCCTTTTGTAAATACGCTGCAGCGGATGATTTTTGAAGACCGGCTCTTTCAGCAGTTCTTCTACGATGCCGCCTGCGCCGGGAGTTTCAGCTTCAACTTTGGCAAGTTCTTGGGCGTAATCGTCTCTGCTTTTGCCTTTTTCAAAAAACTGTGGAGTGTTTCGTAGCACATCCATTGCTGAAGCAAACGCTTGGGCGTAGCCTTCTCGCGGAGATGACTGATAGTAAGCGTCTACTTTGCTTCGTGCAGCGTTGACAAGCGACCGCTGCCGTTCAAATGGGTCGTTGGACTTCTGTTCCTGTACACGCCACTCCTTGGGCGAAACCTGAACTAGCTTCCCTGTAGTGGGTGAACGCGGAGGTGCTGGTGGCAAGTCAATTTCTGGCAACCGAAACGGTGCGTTGCGCCCCGGTGGGTTAGACCGTCGAAAATCAGCACGATGTCCAGCTTCGTGCGACAGGGCGTTGAGCGCAACACCCATGCTCTCCTCGGGATTTTTGTTTAAAGACTCCTGAGAAGGGTCCATGATTACGTTGTCAAAAATAGGGTTGTACCCAGCCAGTCCATTTCTGGCTCGCAGCAAAACCGTTGCCACAAGGTTTGAAAAAGTCGTTGGCTTCCCTCCGCCACTGATCTGCCATAGCGTATCTGCCGCTGGCGAGCGCAACGTCTCGCCAACGATTTTCTTCGCCCTTGGTGAGGGCGAGAACATTTCTTTGATACGTTTCGGCGGAACAGCCATCAGTCCTCCTCGTCTTCGTCTTCTTCGTCTTCCGAGTCGTCTTCCGACTCGTTCATGTCTTCGTCGTCCGACTCGTCGCTCTCATCCTTGAGCAGCGCCAACTCGGCCTTGAGATAGCCGATCTTTTCTTCGAGCGCGGCGATCTTGTCCGCCTTGGACATCTTTTCGTCCTGCTCGTCTTCGCCCTTGCCCATCGGACCGTCCATCGGGCCACCCATGCCCTTCGGCTTCCCAATGGCAATCATCACCGCTACGCCGGGGCCTTTGCCCTTACGCTGCATAACGGGCTTCCGCTTGAGCTTGGCGGCGAGCTTGTTCTTCAAGTCCTGTTCTTTGCTGGCGACCGCTTCCATTCCACGTTTCGGCATCTGAATTCCTCTTACCACCCGTCAGACGGGAGTTGTGACGTAAAATTGCCCACCGCCGTCAAAGACCGTGGCGGTCCTGACTCGCCATCCTCCACGTTACCGTCCCGTCCCCGTTCGCGCAATGGGAATGGCGTAAACTCTGCTGGCGGAACGCCTTGCACACGGTCCCACCCGTGCAATGCCAGCCCTAACGCCATCACGCCGTCGTCGTGGAAACCAGAGGGCGCTTCATAGCGGACGCCCGAGGCGGTATAGGTAAACTCAAACGCTTCTAGCTCGGCAATCAGCCAGCCATCGGGCAGTTTTAGCTCGTCGCTCTGGAATGCGGCGACCAATCGCTGCATCAAGCGCAGTTTGGACGGCTGGGTGAACACATGGGGGCTGACATTCACCCCCATCTGCTGCAAATCCGCCACAATCGCATCGCCGACGCCCGTGGCATCGGCCACAATCGGGGTTTGGCCGACCATTTGGCGAATTTTGTCCTTGGTCGTTGCCCACGGCGCTTGCCACCGCTCTAGCGTGACGACTCGGCGGAAGGCGTCGAGGCCAACGACGACGGTGAAGTCCAACGAACGCGCCAAGTCCACGCCGTAGACGACGGGTTCGGCCTTGGGCTGTCCATCGTCGGGGGCAATGCTGCGTCGGATGGCGTCCAAACCGAAGGGGTTCGCGCCATCATCTGTCGGAACGCCCTCGAACTCCTGCGCGAAGATCTCTGGGGGAAGTTCCTTACGCGCCAGTTCCACTTCTTCCGCTGGGATGTATGGATTTTCCAGCGTCGGAGCGCGAAAGCTCTGCCAATCCGCATCGTCGCCCAGTCCTCGGTTGAATAGGACCACAAATCCGTGGCGACGACCTTTTGGCGTCCCCAAAATCAAGGCCCGACCCTTCAAGTCCACGAGCGTCGGACGGATCGCGGCTTGCCAGACCTCCAGCAAATCGCGCACAATCCCCGCCTCGTCGATCACCACCAGCGAATATTTACGCCCACGGGCCGGATCGGGCGTGTCCAGCGTCCAGACCTCGATAATGCCGCCCGTGACCAGCTCTAGCCGTTTATCTTGCTCGGAAACACGAGCCGTAACGGGGGCCAGCCGGTCCACGATTTCTCGCCACGCCTCTAGCGCGAGCTTGTAGCTGGGGGCAAACCAGCCAGCGGGGTTCCCTGCTAGCGCCACATCGCAGATTTCTCGGATGCCACAGGCGGACTTGCCCCACCGACGCCCGCACATGACCACGCGGAACCGTGCGGGGTGGGTGGCAATGGCCGCTTGCCCCGGATGACGGCGGTGAAGGCGCACGACGGTTTCGGTTCCGCCCTTGTGCTTGCCCTTGGCGCTTGCCATCAGCCGAACCGCTCCCGCATCCGGGCGCTGGCGATCGCATCACAGACCGCCTCGACCAGCTCGTAGTTCATGCCATTTGATAATCCGGCATCATCCAGCGCCACATGGCACAACTCGTGGAACAGGACGCGCCACTGGTGCCGCTTGGTGGCCGTCTTGTCGAGCGTAATGGTCCGCGTGGACTCGTCCCAGATGCCCCAGCACTCGTCCCCATCGGGGTGCTTGATCTTGGGCGACAGAACGACCGCGACATCCCCACCGGGAGCCATGATGCCCTTGGGCAGCGCCGGGAAACTGACCGACTTCTTGGACGGAGCCATGTTAGAGGGGCTGCGCGGTGACGGTTTTGCCCAGCGCCGCGATAGACGCTTGGCCACGAACGACGTTTACCAGTTCGACGCCATAGAGTCCGGCCTCCTCCCCGTGGCTGACAATCGCAAAGCCGTTCGTCCAGTTCGGGGCGGAGACATAACTCGGGTTGAGGTCGCACATACAGCCGATTTCGTAGGCGCGGCGGACCTGTTCAGGCCGGAGGCCGACCGCTGGGATGCGCTCTAAGCTGCTGCCCATGCGGTGCGTATGGCTGTGCATCACGCTGCTATGCCACTTTTCGGCATGACCTCGGGCTGAATACGCCGCGTGTTTCCGCACCATGTCGCCGTGGATCACCAGCAGCTCGTCCGCAATCAGCGCATGGTCTTGCAGCCGGATCGGACACCACTCCGGGTAGAACCATGTCTCGTACCGCAGCAGTTCCTCGGCCTTCGGATGGCCGTACAGCACGGGTACACGGTCACTGAGGTAGCGGTGCCACCGGCTGGCCGTGCCGTTTCCGCTGTGGTTGGCCTCGGTTTCCACGATGTCCATGTTCCACGCCGCGCTGATCTCGCGGACCAAGTGCAGGAACTTGTGAAACTCGGTCACTTCCTGCCGCAAGTCCCATGTGTGCCGCTGATCCTTGGGGTAGCGACTGACCGCCAGCAGGTCCACGGTGTCGCCGTTCAGGATAAGTCGTTGTGGGCGCAGGAGTTGGATCGTTTCCAGCAGCACCGCGATGGCCGTGTTGCTCTGCGCGGGGAAGTGGAAGTCGCCCGCGACCAGCGTAAACTTGTTCGCCTCGACCGTGCGCGTCGGCTTTTCCGGCGCAGGGAGCGCGACAGGGCGCAGCCTATCCAGCCACTCGGGGATTTTGTCCGCGTCAATCTTCGCGCTGGGGTCAAACATCGCTTTGTTGAGCGGCGTGACCTCGGGCCGACGATTCCGGACGACCCCGATATGGAGGCCTTCTTGCTTGTTGTGAATTGACCCTGTGGACCGCCCCATGAGCTTGGCGATCTGCGCGATGGTGCATCCGGCTTCGGTCAGTTCGGTCAGCCGGTTCACCTCGTCATCAGTCCAGACCGTCCGCACACGCCTCCGGGTTGGTTACGCGGGGTGGCCCCTCGTTGGGCACCGCAATATACGGCTCACCACACTTTCCACACACCCCGCTCACCGGACGGCCCCACTCCTTGCACCACTGACAGCGGTGCAACGACTGCGACTGGGGGCGTGATGGGGGCGTCATATAGCGGGGGTGGGAATCGAACCCACGACCTGTGGCGTATGAAGCCACCGAGCTACCACTGCTCCACCCCGCGTCCTAGATCTCTAGATACCAAGAGATCTGTTGCTCGTTGCTTGTTCTCTGCTTTGACAAATACACACTAACCCTGTGCGTTAGCACAGAACAAGCGAAGCGCGTTAGAGTTAACTACAGTAAACTCGTTAACTCGTTAACTACAGTATATATGTTGACAAGTACACATCACAATGTTGCTCTCGCTAACTCGTTGCGCTTGCACACGTTAGCCTATTGTAACAAGGGCTTGACAGGTTTTTACGCTAGTCAATAGGACTGGAAGTCCTATTTGCCCTGTTCCTGCGCTCCAAACCGCCAGATCGGGCAAGCCCGATGGTCTTAGGACGCTTTTGCCGGTATTTCAGCGCAAGAGTGATGGTTCTCCGGCCAATCCCCTGCGCCTCAAGGGAGATGGATGCAGGGCAGGATTTTCGCGCTTAGACTGGCGCAGACAGGATTCTCTGCTATTCGTCGTCGTCTTCGGACGGATTCAGCGCCATTGGCGTAGCCGCTGGGAGGCTCAGGATCACCGGCGTGGTCATCGCGGTCGCGACGGCGTTCCCGATTTGTTCTGCCGCCTTCGGGTTCCGCAACGGGGCGTCATCCTCGACGATCTTGACCTGCAACGTCTGAGCGCCCTGGTGTTCCACGGTCTGCTTCTCGCCGTACTCGCTCGGGTTCGCCTTCGACGCGGCCCACTTGAGCGTGTCAATCAGCACCCGGTCTAGCGCCGTCGTGCTGGTCGTGGACTCCCGCGCAATGTGTAGCGCCTCCTCCGCGAACGCTTGCCCCAGCATCCGCTTCATGCGCTGGTACTGGGCAAACTGCTGCTCGTCCTCGACCACCCAGCGCCGTACCTGCCCCTGCGACAAGACCTGCTCCCCCGTCTTCCCCGCCTTCCGCTGCTGCCGCGCAATGTCCCGCACCGTATCCGCCAGCGTCTTCCCCTCCGCCATCCCGTCCAGCACCATCTCCACGGCCTCCCGCCGCTCCGCCTCCGTCCACCGGCTCGTCCGCGCCATATCCCGCCCCTTTGGGTGAAAGTGTGCCCACAACCTAGCCCCCATCTGCGCCCTTGACAAGTACACCCCTGCTTGTGCGTTGACTTGTACCCGTGCGATCTGACCGTGAGGAGGTGGTATAGGAATCCAGACGGCGCACGGCGGGGTATAGGGGGGGGGTCGTACCACTTTAGCTAACCCGTTGTCTTGCAACAGCTT